CCTCCATCATAGCTTGATATTTTTTATTGGTCTTTTTGGCCGCTTCCGTGTATGCCATGAGTATGATTTGATAACCTGACTTGTTGTTGGCGATAAAAGTTATCTTTTCACCTGTTTCAGCGAGGTTACCTACTTTAATACCCATTTCCTTGCAAACAGCCTTTGTAATGTCCTCTGCGGTCATATTGGTGAATTTCCTAGTAGTTTTTGATTTACTAAGAATAAACATATTGTCATAGCACGTTACCGTGATTGTTGATGCGGAGGTCTTACGTTCGGTGCAATAAATATTACCAACGAACTGCAACTCGTTATCTTCTGAATATGCTTTTACTGTTTCACCTATGCCAAGGGCATATACAGGCCAATTAGGGTCGCGAGGTTCTTGCGTATACACAAATTCAAGTTTTCTTGCTGCCTGAATACGAGAACCACTCCACGTCGCATTATTAACCAAGTGTGATATATCGTTTTCAACTGGAACTTGCTTATCTTTACCAGTTTTTTCATCTTTAACTGTTTTAGTTCCGATGTGTTTAATAATCATCACTTAACCTTCAACTTTCTTAACTGACTTAAATTATTAATCGCTAAGTTTTTTAAGTCGTTAGATTGAATAATACGTTCATAGTGTTTATAGTTGCCGTATGCCTTTTTGGCAGCATCTAAAATATCTGCACCCTTATTATGTAGCGTTGCGGTGCTAGGCTTATTGTTGATTGTAGGTCTATCTTTAAGACCTGTTACATCATCAACAGCCTTTGCATCGTCCGCCGTCATAGAGGTGTTTAAATCTTTATACGCTTTAAGACTAAGCGTGTAATATAAATCGCCTGTGTTTTCTTGTTTCTTCCAAGGGAATGCCATAATAGCCATCATTAAATTAATAGGGCCATCGCTAACAATGACCCTAATCGGTTTCTTTGACTCTTTCCACTTGTTAATTAAAGCAACAATTTCCGCCGGCTTACGTTTATCACCTACGATGAATGGATAGTCTTTAGCTGGAAGAAAACTTTCAAAAGACAAGGTAATTAGTTTAGGGTTACCAAATAATAACGCTTCACCTATTTGAGTGATGTTAACGCTTTTATTGTCCTGTTCATTACCTACTTCATACTTTGTTGGAGTTACTGGCAAGACCAATCGTTCATCGCCTTGTGAGAGTATCACTGTAGGGTAATTATTTCCGCTTTTACCTAAAATCACAGATAAAAGCGATAACGCTCTACCAATACCGCTGATTAATTTCGCCATTATACACCTCCATAATTTACTTCCGCACTTTCAAGCATAGAGAATAAGGAATGTGCTATGCGGTCAATATCTGCTTCTTCACGAACAACGAATGTATTTCCACTGATAGAGTATTGGTTAACGGAGTTATTACCACTTAAACTATCCGCAATCATCTTTTCAGTTGTTGCATGTGGATAAATTCGACTGCCGTTCGGTAAGTCTACAATTTCACCGCCACGTTCGTTAATTTCAGTCCAACCACCGCCGAAATGACTTGTGCCAGTTGCATGCCCTGGAATGCCTGTTGCTTGTGCACCTCGTGCTTGAACAGCACTTAAAGCACTACCGATAGCACTAAATACACCGCTTGCCGCACTTTTAATAGGGCTCCATACATTTGCATCAAACCAGTTAGCAACGCCGGCCCATACACCTTTAATGCTTTCCCATGCTTCACTAAAGAAGCCCTTAATAGCTTCCCACATGCTACTCGCAGCACTAGAAATAGGTTCCCATACATTACCAATAAACCAATCAACAGCCGGACCAAAGATAGCAACGATACCGTCCCAAGCAAAGCCGAATATACCGGCTATAGTGTTAATAACCGGAGCACATGTCGCTACGATGTCATTCCACTTTTGGCTGAACCAGTCAGTTAAACCTTCAAGGTTACTTGTGATGCCGTCGTAAATTTGCTGTGCAACTTCTTCACCGAATATAGCACCACCAATACCACCTACAAGACCACCAATAGCACCACCAACGGCAGTTCCTACACCAGGAGCAATAGAACCTAAGGCAGCACCGCCCATAGCACCGAGTTTAGCGCCAGCCAAGCCACCGGCAAGACTACCACCTAAACCAACACCAGCACGAGCTTTATCATCGCTTGTCGCAATATCATAAGCACCCATAGCCAATGCCAACGGAACAGCAATTTTACCACCGATTTTTGTTAAGCCGTTACCTAATTTACTTGCACCGCTTTTCAATTTACCAAAACGACCACCGCTTTTAGGTTTAGCACCTTTGCCACCGCCTTCAACTATAGGACCGCTTGAACCCATTCCAGTCATATTGCTTGCGTTTACAGTTACATTTAAGGCTTGAACGGTCATATCACCTACTGTGCTGTCCGCACCAGTACCAGTTCCACCACCGCCTTTTAAGCCTTTAAATAAACCATACGCACCTTTACCGATTTTAAACGCACCAATACCACCAACTGCTAATGCTGCAGCTGATAGGATAGAGGGTAGACCTTCCATTTTAAGCGTTTGACCTACTAACTCCTTGATAGCGGAAGTTATTCCGTCAAGTACGCTTCGAATGGTAATACCGTTAGTTTCAAAGTTTTCAGTTAAACCTACAAACCAGTTGTCTATGCCTTGTACGATGTCTCTAAAACCGCCAATGCTACCGCCCATTAATTTCGTAGTGAATGAGTCCCAATCACCGGATAATTGCTCTAAATCACCCTTTAGATTGTCCATGCGAATTTTAGCCATTCGTTCGGCAGCACCGCTCGAGTTGTCGATTGCACCAGCTAACTTATCAAAGTCTTCATAAGGCGAATTAACCAATGCGAGCAAGCCTGACATAGCTTCTTGACCGGCAAGCATACCGGCAACGGCCGCTTTACTATCTGGAGATAGTTTTTTCATGCCTTCGCGAATGTCGGCGATAATATCCCTAAATGGTTTCATCTTGCCATTCGCATCTAAGATATTTAAACCTAAAATGTCCATCGCTTCGCCGGACTCTTTGGTCGGTTTAACTAAACGAGTCATCATCGCTCTTAATGCAGTACCAGCTTCTGAACCCTTAATGCCCTGGTTAGCCATAAGACCTACAGCAAGTGCAGTATCTTGTACGCTAAACCCTAAGGCGCCGGCTACTGGTGCAGCATATTTGAATGTTTGACCCATTAAAGCGACGTTGGTATTCGAGTTAGTGGCTGCCGCCGCTAATACATCGGCGAACATAGCAGAGTCTTTGGCTTGTAAACCAAAGGCAGATAAGCTATCAGTTACAATATCGGAAGTCATAGCCAAGTCTTCGCCTGATGCAGCCGCTAAGTTCATGATACCGGCGATACCGCCTATCATTTCATTAGTTTTCCAGCCAGCCATACCCATATATTTAAATGCTTGTGCAGATTCTAAGGCACTGAATTTAGTATCCGCACCCATTTGAATTGCTTTTTCATTCAACTTTTGGAACTCGTCCGCCGTAGCACCTGAAATAGCTTTAACCGCTGACATTTCTTCTTCAAAGTCCGCATAACCTTTTACGGCGTCAAATATACCAAACCCAATGCCAGCCATACCGGCCATTTGCATTGTGGTTCCAAGCATAGCACCGCTAAGTTTATTTCCAGCACTAGACATAGCACCGGCCATATTTTGCTTAACGTTAACTGTAGCTGTGTATACCTTACCTTTAAAAGTATTGAGTTCACTTTTAATCTTTTGGACTTTAGAAGTAGCTTCATCTTTTGCGTCAATCTTAACTTTGATATTGCTACCAGTACGCTTTAACTTTGACAATTCACTTTCGGCTTTTTTGGTTGCGTTTGCTATTCCTTGAACGGAGCTTACAGCACTACTCATGCTTCTATCAACACCGGCCATCGCAGGAGTAACAGCATTGGCAGATTTAGCTAGATTTAGCGTTGATTGTTGCGCCTTTTTAACTGCATTCGTAAACCCTTTATCGTCAAGGTACAGTTCGACGCCTAAACGTTCTTTATTATCCACCTAATACCTCCCTTATAGCTAATTTAGCAACTTCCACACGTTCTTTCCTTTCCTTTTCCATAGCTACATGGCAAAGCAGTTTTTCCATTAAGGACAAACTAAAGAAATATTCAAACGTATGACCTTTTAAAACTAAGTAGGCGGCCGTAGCCGCCTCCCAGTCTTCTTCTATTACTTTTTTGCTTCGTCAAAAATAGCGTGGTCGAGTTTTTTGCCAACGCCTACAGACTCAATCAAAACTGTGCTAATAGCTTTAATTTCACCGAATTCGAATAACTTACCTACAATGTCCATAGGTTCGGCGCAATCATATGCTTGTTGCAAGTCTTTGTCCTTCAAGTTAGGTTCGACAATGCAGTTGTAAACGATGTATTCATCGTTATCACCATCTAAACCTAATGCTTCAGTCATAAGTGAAGTCGTAGGCTTTTTAGCTACGACTTCACCCAAGGATGTTTCGATTGTTAGTTTTTGACTTTTACGAGCTTTAATTTCTTCACGTTTAGCAATTAATTCGTTAATAGATACAGACATTGTTATGTTCCTTTCAATTAATCAATAGATTCAATGTATTGTAAATCTTCCGGTGTAAAGCCGAATGGAATATCAGTTTCAACAACTTTACCTTTTTCAAAGTGTAAAGGAGTTAACTTATTGAACCATACATTATCAATAGAGATACGTTCCTTTTGGCCGTCCACTGCGTCAGGGTCGTCCAATAAGCCTGTAATCACGGAACGAGGGTCATGACCTGCACTCCATGCTTCATGCAATTTACGGAAGTTTCGATTGATTACGTTTTTAATTTTTGCTGTGCCTTCACCTTTAAGAGAAGTAATTTTACTATCAACAGAATTTCCAATAATTACGTCTTCACGTTGTGCTTCGATTGTACATTCGAAACTTTCAATTTCGAACACTAACTCACCGTCAAACCATACTTTGCCGTGAGAGCCGTTCCAACGACGGCGACCACGATATTTTACATCTTCGCTTGCACGAGCGAATGTTTGTAAATTAAATTCGAATTTTTTGTTTTTCATGTCGCTTCTACCTCCTATTACATTGTGAAATCGATTTTAAGGTCTTCCATAGCGTCAACGAATTTAACAGTACCAGCTAAGCCAAGTTCAGAACCTGTGTTATATTCGCGAATTTCCATAATAGACATTTTAGAAATGTCTTCGCCTTTGATGATAGCGTAGTCTTTTTGGAATTGTTCGTTAATATCAACTTTATTCTTAGCTCGATTATCAAGCACGTTGCCAGCTAATTGACCGAAGTAAACCATAATTGCGGCCACGAATAGCATTTTATGGTCGTAGTCGTTGATATATTTGCCAACGTAGTATTTTTTGAAAGTGTCGCGAATATCATCTGTTACCATGTCAACACCTTCGATGATTTTGATTTTACGGAATTCTTGACCTTTGTCAGTTGTGAACGTTTGCAAGGAGTTGCAAGCACGAGCGATTTTAACACCCTCGCCGTCTTCTTCATCGAATAAGTGCAATTCGCCTTTATCAATGCGGTCGGTTAAATCTTCGTACACTTTAACGCTTTCAACTTCGGTTAATTTGTAATAAGTAGCGGAGCGGTCGAGCGCCAAGCCAGCTAAGATACCAGCAATACGAGCAGTATATTCGATTGGAGTATACGTTTTGTATGTAGTTCGACCTTGAGAGTCTTGACCGTTAGGCACTTTAATTTCTTCTGTACAGAAGTTTATAACACCGTCATGGTCGGCTGCGACGCTACCTACTACCGCTTTAACAGTTTTACGACCGTTGTTACGTTCCACTTTAATGTAGGACGCCAAGTCTTGTTGGTCTTGAACTGTACCAGTAGGAGCGGCAATGTAGTTAAAGCGAGTATGTTTTAACTGTTTTAATAATGTAGCTTGTGTATTTTTGGTACCTTGCACAGTTGTTTTAGGTAATGTGTATACCAACACACGCAAAGGTGTTCCATCTAAGCACTTTTTAATTAAATCAGTCGTAGCATCATCGAATGTTCTGTCAGGAATTTCGCTAATGTCGGAGATTTTATATTTATTAGAAACATCGGTTGTTTCACATTTTAAAATCAACGCTACAACGCCACGAGCGGACCGCTTGATAGCAGTAACACCTTTTGTTTTAAAGTCAATTAAGACTTGAGGTAAGCCGAATTTTTCTTGTTCGTTTGGCATGTGATTATTCCTCCTCGGTTAAATTAATGCCGTTAAGGCTAAATGAAAGAGTATTAATAACTTCACCACGAATGAAGCCAACTTCCTCGTCTGTGAAAGCGTCATTAAACTCTAGATTAAAGATAAAGTGCAATACTTCATCTATAAATGTATGTTCAAAGTCGTTAATGGTGATATATCTATCATCGACTTTCAGTACAGGTCTAAAGATACATTCTAAGCTATCACTCATTTCGTATAAGTCCGCACGTTTAATGCGGTTGTTCTTATCTTCCATGGCTCGGAATGTAACATCGACTTGAACAGTCCTTTCGAAATAGTTGTAATCACCAACACCGCTATGAACAAACATTTCAATATAAA